TCCGCCACTCCTTCCGTGCTGTTTGAAGTTCCCCGTATAAACCGGCTCTTCGTGATGAAGGTAAAGATAACTTCTCCGTACACCACCAAGGCAAAGGAGACTATCACGGGGATAACGAAAAAGCTTACCGGAGGGACTGACGACTGGCGGGCATTGTATGAAAAGAACAGGGATAAGCTTTCTGGTGATGTCATAGAAGCCGGGATACAGCTGATTGTGCCTGACAGCTGGGTAGGCGAAAGCATGGATATACTGGAGATTTAAATGAGCTGCACAATGTACATTGTGGAATCTCAGAGTAAAGCCCAGTATGACGTGACGGAACTGCTGGTAAAGGCAAGTTATACAACGTCACTTGAAGCTCAGCCGGGGAGACTTACCTTTACGCTGAAAAGAGACCCTAACGAAATATTGCTGTTAAGTCTTGGGTCTCTGGTAGACTTCCGCTGTGATGGGGAAAAGGTTTTTTATGGCAATATATTCAAGTTGAGTACATCTGAGGGGGATACCTACGACGTACTTGCCTATGACAGCCTGCGCTATCTGCAAAATCATGATTTCTATTTTGTGGAGGGTGGGAAAAAGGCTTTTATGGCGTTTTTCTCCGAACTGTGCGGAAAGTGCGGCATGGGGTATAAAATCGGAATGGGGGTGAAGCCTCCCGCTGCGATGTTGTCACAGCAGCTTTTTGTGGATAAATCGTACTTTGATATGATTAACCACTACATTTCTGAACTGAACGACCAGAGCACGGAAACCCGGTACTTCCTGCGGGATAACCACGGGAAAATCGAATTGGGAGAAATTGGGGCTGCATACCAGTACGGATTGAACGGGGAATTTGCAGGAAACCCGCTTGTTATCGGGGAGCAGTCGCTGCTTACGAATTATGATTACTCCCTTGATATAGACACGGATACTTACAATGAGATTATCTGTGTTGCAGACAGTGACGAAACAAACGGGGGTAAGGCGAAAGGAAAGCATATTGTATATGCGACACAGGATAAAGTGGCACTTGCCCGCTACGGTCTTTTGCGTAAGGTCCAGACTGTGCAGAAAGGATACAACACGGCGCAGGTGGAAGCTTTTACGGATATTGCCCTGCAGCTCTGGAAGTCGCCCACAAAATCAATGAGCGTAAAGGCGCTGGGGTTTAACGGAATGTATGCAGGAGCCGGATTTGTGCTGAATATAGAAAAGCTCCGGGTACGGAATAAGATGTATATTGTCAGCGCGACGCACGATTATGAGCCGGGGCGGCATACAATGACGCTTGATGTGGAAGCCACGGCAATGACGGAGGTATTGTGAGCAGTAACGACGTTATACGGATGGTAAACGCAATACGCAGTGTATCGAGAGTTCCGAGACAGGATACGATGATATACGGTGTAGTTGTAAGCACTGAGCCGCTTAAAATAGATATTGGTCACGATATAATCCTTACCGAGGATTTCCTTTTTCTTGGGCAGATGTGCCGCCCGCACAAGGTTAAAATTCCTCATACCCATAAAATTAATCAGTCTACAGAGTACAGCAGCACGGGCATTACTGCGGAAACCATCGACGGTACAGAAGTTGTTGTTACCGACCCTTCACATAACCACTCAATCCGGGATAAGGAAACTGACGATGTGCACAAAGATGGCTGCGGCACGGATTACGAGGAATATGTTGTGATTGAAATACACCCGAAGCTGAAAATAGGCGATAAGGTGCTTATGTTTGCCTTCAACAATTTCCAAATGTATTACGTTGCGGAACGTATGGAGGAAGATTAATGGTGCCGGAACTTAACGGTGAATTCGGCGACGGAGAAATCTCATTCTACCGGCAGCCGTCTTTGACATGGAAGCTTGCTGATGATGCTCTGGGGAGTAAAACCGACAGACTGGATGCCGTGAAGCAGGCTATCTACCATATTCTGTGTACCGAGCGGTATTCAAACCCTATCTATGATGATAACTACGGGATAGAGCTTGAGCAGTATATCGGGGCAGAGTTTGGCAAAATAAAGGCCGGAATAGAGAATACGCTTTCCGATGCTCTGACACAGGATGACAGGGTTCTTAATGTTACTGTGAATGACATTGTAAAAGAAAAGGATTTCTGTAACGTGCGTTTTACGGTCAGAACTATATACGGTGAAATGGAGGGGAATGTGAATGTCCTACAGTGAGGGGAATTCTTTTGATGATATAATGAGCCGGTGCCTGTCTCACCGGCTGCTTAACAGCGTGGATAAACGTGTTGGTTCCCTTATTTACGATGCCATGGCTCCTCTTGCGCTGGAGCTGGCTGAAGCTTATGTCAAAATGGACATAATGCAAGACCAGACCTTTTTTATGACGGCGACGGGGGATAATCTTGATCGCCGAGTTGCCGACAATGGGCTTGTACGGAGCGACGCGACAAAAGCCCAGCGCACGGGGACTTTCAAGTGCTACAAGCTCCTTGAGGACGGCAGCCGTGCCGTAGACGCAGACGGGAATTATGTGCTTGAGGATCTGAGCATCCCCGTGGGGTCAAGGTTCTGCACGGTCAACCAAAACGCGCCCCTTTACTTCAGGTACACCGGTGACATCGACGGGCAGCATATACTGGAATGTGAGACCGACGGTACCGCCGGGAATGAGTATGTCGGCACCCTGTTGCCGGTCAACACCATCGCATACCTTGTCGAAGCAAAAATTGTATCGACATACAAGGCGGGAGAAGACAGGGAGACTGACGAGGAGTTGCGGGAACGCCAGCGGATAAAGTTTGAGTCGGTTTCTTTCGGGGGCAATATCTCCGACTATATAGAGAAGTTGAACGCCGTTGACGGAGTTGGCAATACTAAGGTGTTCCCTGCATGGGCTTGCAACGGGGCGGTGCTGGTGTCCTGCGTAGACCCTTCGTATAACCCGCTTTCCCCAGAATTTGTAGCAAGGCTACAGGAACAGGTAGACCCGCCGGAACGGACTGGGCAAGGGGTGGGCATTGCCCCCATAGGACATTTTGTCACGGTGACAACACCTGTACGGAGATACATCAGCATATCGGCTGTACTTGTACTCGATGCAGATGTAACCGTACAGTCGGTAAGGGGGCGGATTGAATCAGCCGTTGATGACTACTTCAGGGAGGTACGCCACAGCTACAGACAGGGCAAGACGCTTGCGGTGCTTAGGGCGAGGGTGTCGCAGAGGATTCTGGGAGTCCCAGGCGTAATCAACGCAGTGGACATATATCTTGACGGGAATAACGACGACATCTTCCTTTACGACGAGCAGAGTGTTGACGGTCAGTTCCTGCCGTATATAGGGGAGCTTGAACTTGTCTGACAATATTGTTCGTTATGTCCCTTCTGCGGTCGCGGAGAACGCCGGGTTTAAAAACCTCTATGAAGTCCACCGGGAGGAGATAGACCGCCTCTATGCATCCATCCATGCCACGGTGCAGAACGGATACATAACCACGATGGACGAAAATCGTACCGCGCAATGGGAGTCTGCGCTGGGGCTTGTGCCTGACGACACAATCCCGTTGTCCATCCGAAGACAGACCGTCAAGGACTTGTTGGCGCTGTCGCCGCCGATAACTCGGTACACCCTGGAGGACACGTTGACCGCAAAGTACGGAGTGGGGAATTTCTACCTGAAGATAATCCCGGAGCGGTACGAGGTGATTATCGGCATAGAGACGATAATCGATACTTATGTGGAGTATATGCACAAATGGCTTGCGAACGAAGCTTTGACTTACGAGATGCTTACATCGAACACATACTCCATGCTCTCGCGCTACCGAGGGGCGTCGTACACGTACAGCAGCTCCCAGATTGAAAAATCATTCAGGAATTTTATACGCAAACAAATCCCGTGTAACATGACGTTGGATTGGTTTGCAAAGTACATGCACTCATATCTAAGGGGCAAGTATGCTTACGGCGACGTCGAGCAGTTTACATACGGTGCCCTTTCGCAATACGCATAAAGGAGGATTAACATGAAGCACAGCCCGAATTACAGCTTTAACATGCCGGAGGGGTTCGACCAGTACGACATCGCCCATTTCAACGATAACACGTTGAGAATCGACACAAAGCTGAAGGAGCTTGAACGTGTCACGGAATCCGTTGCGAGCTTCCAGAAAAAAATTTCCGGGACGCTTGCAGCTGGGGACAAGCAGATTCAGTTCGTAGACCCCGCCATAAAGGACGGTATAGACATCGACGTGTACTCAAGCGTCTGGGGGGTAAACCCCAATACCGTGACGGTCAGCGGCAACACCGCCACTCTTGAATTCCCTACACAGACGAATCCGATAGATGTCGCCATTGTAATCCACACATGGCGGGCCGTATGAAATGGGCGCGGCGTTATTGGTGAACTCCTTCTTTCGTGATGCCACACAAACGAAGGTTTCCGAGCTTATGGAGAAGATTATTCTGTCTGACAGACAGGAAGCCGTATTCAGGATGTTCTATCTGAAAAGGAACAGTGCAGCGTATATTGCCGACAAGCTTAATGTGTCGGAAGCTACCGTATACAAAGACCTTGTGCATATACGGCGCAAACTGATAGCCTGTCTTTGAATCCAGCCCCTCCCGGTTTTAGGAGGGGCTTTTTATTTACAAAAACTTTACAAGATATTTACAAGATATTTACAAGA